GCGCGCGACTTTCGAGACTCGCGCTCGGACTCGTGGCTCACAGGTGCGGCGTGTCGGCGTGCCTCGGCCTCGATCCCTTCGGCCGGCGTGATCTCTGCGGACGGAGCGCCCGGATCGATCCCTTCGCGCCTCCTGGACTGCTCCTCGTGGAAAAGGCAGCACGCGTCATCGATCCGGGCGCGCACCCGGGGCGCGAGCGTCTCCGCGTGCTCGAGGAGCAGATCGGCCTGCACGAGTGGCTCGGACGCGTCGCGTTCATCGGCATGGCGCAGCATCGCGAGCGCGCCCACGATCGCGGAGTGCGCCGTTGTGAGCGCGCTGAACACGTCGTCACTGCAGCCAAGGTCGTAGTGGTCCGCAGGCCCGACGGTGGCGTTGTCGAGCAGCCCGTAGGCTTTCCGCGTGCTGCCGTCGGCGACCCCGATCAGCTCGGAAGCGTGCTCGAGCGCGGGCGCGATGGGCCCGGAGATCGCCTGGTCATGCGCCTCGATCAAGGCCAAGGCGCCGGCGAGGAGCGCCTCCAGGAGGTGCAACTGCGACTGCGCGTCGTTCAACTCGTCCGAGGCCGCGGGAACGGCGCTCGGGTGCTGCGGGGTCATGCGGGTCATGTTTCCGTCTCCTTGCTCGATGGGGCCGGGTGAAGCCGGCCGGGCTTGAGTGGAGTCGGGAAAATCACCGGCAGATCAGGAGTCGTCCCCTACTGCAAAAACCTGCGGACCGCAACGGCATTCGGAAAACGGTCCGTAAGTCCTTGAATCTGGCTCCCCGAGCTGGGCTCGAACCAGCGACCTGCGGATTAACAGAACGCCGGATGACTCCACTCCTCACAAATATACTCCAAAAGACACTAAGGATATCAGCGCGCGAGGAGCGCGCGCAGCTCGTCGCGGGCCTCGAGTCCGATGGCGCCCGAGCGTGAATTTTCCGAGGATCACTCGCCACGCATCGAGGCTGCACGATCGTGCGGTCGTGGCCCGCGTAGACGGCCCCATGTAGCGAATCGATGAGATCGCCCACCGGTGAGCCTTTCGGGGCGCGGCCATGCGCTGGCAGCCGCTCCTGGACGGCCAGCGCGGCCTTTTCGAGGATGGTGCTCATGCGTCCCTTAGCGTGGCGGCGCCAAGGCGCCCGCGAATCGTGGGCCGTAGGCGGCCATGCGGCGATCGATGAGCTCGCTCAGGGTTAAGCCCTGGCCGGCCGCCCGAGCGAGCTGCTCGCGCCTCGCTTTGGACGCCTGCAGCGGATCCGAGCCGCGCGAGGCGCCCAGGCGGCGAGCTACTGCCTCGTGGGTTGCTCTTCGCCGTCTGCGAGCTCGTCGCAGATGCGGCGGAATTCGACCAGCAGCATGTCGCGGATCTTCACCTCGGACGACTCCGCGGCGAGTAGCGGTGGAAGCCGCTCCGACAGGCCGAGGATCGCGTTGCGCGCAACACGTGTCTTCTCGAACACGGTCCGGCGCACCGTCTCGCGATCGATGAGGCGGCCCTCGAGCTCCAGGCGCTTGAGCTTCGATGCCGCCGCCTGCTCGGTGATGAGCTCGCGGCGCACATCCATGAGCGACGGGGTCTGGACTGCGCTCGCGCCGACCTGCGCAGACGGTGCCGGCGTCTCGTCACCCGCAGCTTCCAGCGCGAGCTGCGTTGCGTGCGCGGTAGCGCGATCTGCCGCCCATCGCTCGCGTACACCTTCCTTGCTCGGGTCGCGCGAATCCTCGATGCGGCGATCCGATTCGTGCACCTTCACGAGCCTTCCGTCGCCCGTCAGCACCAGCCGGCCTTGGTAGGCGAGTTGCGTGATGTACGACCTCCGGCAACCGCGATAGCGCGCGTATTCCGCGCGCGTCATCTCGTCAGGGATGCCGGTCGTCATGACCGCAAGTTTAGTCGATCTCCTCGAGAGAGGGTAAGCGCGCCTGCATCACTGTCACCAGATCCCCCTTGGTCGGCGTACCAATCTGCGCGTAACGCCATAGCGCCATTCGTGAAGGTAATCAAGCTGGGAGTGCAGGTCGCGAATCCTCTTGGCGAGGAACTGCCGTAGCTGCAGCCCGCGCGCGGCAACTGCCACGTCGCGGTGCCTGGCGCCATGGCTGTGCGCGCAGACTCCAAGGCGAGATCGAATGTGGACGCGGCTTCGGCAGCTACTAAGCGCGATCGGCCCTTCGCGATCGCGAAGGCGCGCGCGGCGAGCTTTGACGCCCGCATGCGCTCCTCGTGCTCGTCGGCTAGAACCGATAGCGCATTCATCATCGAGACCAGATCTGGAATCGATAACGTTTCCCTTATCTGGGCGTGGCCCACGTCTTTGTCGAGAGAGGGTAAGCGCGCCTGCATCACTGTCACGTCTTTGTCGAGAGAGGGTAAGCGCGCCTGCATCACCTGTCACCAGCAGGCGTCCGGGAGGCGCATCCCCGCGAATCGCGCCGATTCGCGAGCCGGTATCCGTTTGCAACCACCAGCGCGCCGTCGAAAGGAAGCGGCGCACGGTAGCGCGTGAAGCGGAGAGCGGACTTCCGCTTCACGCGCCCGGACACGTATCGTTTATCCCGCCATGTAGGCCGAGCGGTAGTCGACGAACCCGGCACCCACGTCCATGCGGGCCTTGAACCGCATGCCGTCGACGTCGAAGCCGACTTGCGACTCGAGGTAGATGCCGTCCTGTCCGTCGAGCGTGGCCCACTCGAGGGTCCAGCCGAAAGCCGTGTCACCGAAGAGATACCAGACCGTGGCGCTCGCGGCGTCGAGGCGCGGCTCGACAACCGTCTCGAGCACGCCCACGAACGGGTTGACGGTGGAGACGCTGTTCGGCGTGATCGTCGTCGTGAGCTGCCGAGCTGAGACCTCGAGGGCCGCAGGGACGAGTATGGACTTCGGCTGCACGTTGATCGGCCGCTTGCCGTCGATGTCTTTCATGAGCCGCAACGCCTTCACGGCAGCGCCGACCTTCGTGATGTCGACCGCATCCGTCGTGCCCGACTTGTTGCCGCGCCCCGCAGCGAAGACGGCCGTGCCGTCGCTCAAGAGCGGGTTGCTCGTGAGCAGGTCGACGATCAGTTGGTCGATGGTCTCGTTGCCGGCCAGCGAGAGGCGCAGCGGAATGCCGTCGAAGGCCGACAGGTCGTCGTTGATGAGCGCCTGGCGCGAGATGCCGAAGATCTCGCCATACGTCGAGAGCGCATAGCTCTCTTTCTTGTCGGTCATGCTCTGGCTCTTGAACTCCCCACCCTCGAGCACCTTGCTGAAGTTCGGCAGCGGCCCCAGGCCGATCGCGTACTTGGTCCTGAAGTCCGGCGCGGTCGTCTTCTTGGCGACAAGCTGCGCGCCCTTGGGCGCCGCGGCGAACATCGGCTGTAGCGACTTGTTGATGGCGTCGAGCAGCACGTTCGGGAAATCGCTCGTCGAATGGAGCGCCCGCGTCATGATCTGGTTCGTGCTCATCATCGTGGTACGCACGCCGCGCAGCTCGAGCAGCTCGCGGCCCATGTCGACGATTCGCGCACTTGCATAACGGCGCGCGCTCTCGCTCGGGGTGATCCCGCCGATGCGGTGCGCCAGGTAGCTGGCCATGTCTTCCGTCGGATGCGGGCGGTTCTCGCGCGAGCTGATGTAGTCCGGGTGCAAGCCGAAGATAGCGGGCGCCGAGCGTATGCGCGCAACCTCATCGATCACTTCCCGGCGGGCCGAGGCGAGAGAGAGCCTGCGGCGCACCAGGTCGTCGCCGAACTCGGGCGACAGGCCGGCGTGGCGCACAAGCTGGCGGAGGTCGAGCTCCGCGCGGGCCGCCAGTTCGCGGCGGTCGCTCTCGTCGCCGCGCTGGTCCAGATCGTCGAGGTCGCGGTCGAGCTCGCCGGCGTTGTGGTCGGTCGTCCTTCGCAGGTTGTCGAGGGCGCGCTCGAGCTCTTCGGCGTTGGCGTCGGTATTTCGCAGATCGTCCGTATCGACGACGCGCGTGTGCTTCGTGGGCATGTGCCTGTCTCCATGAGAGGGGTTGTCGATTGCCGCGTTCTGGTCAGCGGGAACTGCGACCGTGG